TATCGCGAATAATAATTTTTCTCCGAATGTCTTTCCATTCTTGAGAATTGTAAAATATCTGATTAAGATACCTATCGAATCCGAATGTCTCTTCACCAACCACTCCATCCAAACGAAGATACTCGTATCGTTCCTTAAAAGTTGGAAGCTGCAAGAGTTCTGAATAACATCTAAGCATCATCCACCTCATCTCCATGACCGCTATAACCACGAAATGCTTTTAATGCATCTGCATATAGCTTTTCAGAATTTTCAATGGATTTCAGATTCTGTGTCTTCGCCTCTATCAGTTCCTTCTGCTTTTCCAAAATCTCTTTTTCAATTCTTTCTTTCGTTGAACCGAGCTTCAAATAGTGGGTAATCACCTGCGATGAAGCGGTTCCCTCTCGTAACTGCTTTTCAGCTAAGTCAACTGCCAATGAAACAAGCTGATTCTCTCTCGCTTCTGGCGTTAATGCTGGACGCATCATCCTAGAAGACTCGGATTGCTTTGCTTTCCTCAAAGTTGATGCCTCCTTCCATTTAGTTGTTCGTTACTTCTGTGATGGTTTTCACATACTTTTCCAGTATTTAAAAGGACCTACAAATCATGACAATGCTACTCAACGAAAGGAGAACTAACTTTGAGCCGATCCCACAGAAACCGTTGTCAAATATCATGAGTTATAGACCCTTGTAAACGCTGGAACAGCTGAAAAGGCTCCCTAAAAATGCCCTCCGGGGAAATTTTAAAGACCGCCGCGATATGGGTGGGGGTATGTTTTTTAGACACCCCCCTATACCCCTTTTAGTCATGTACTGGCGGTTTCGGCTTTTGATATGCCGACGAAATCACTTTTAGGAAGCTTTTTCTTTATGTTCATTTGTTTCCGATTTACTTGTAACCTTTCGATAGATGTTCTGGAAATCATAACGGATTATCTCATCAATAGCTCGTTCTACTTCCTTGTTGTTCTCTTCATCCGATAACTGATCCGATGTTCGAGCGATTCGACCAAGGTAAGCAGTTGTGTGATAGCCTTTTTCCTCATCGAACATGAACCATTGAGTGAACTGTTCAAATGGATCATAAGGATTATCAAAAGTTGTAAGCGCAAATCTCATCTTACTTAATTCACTCCTTTCCATTCAAATACCTAGAAACTGTCGAAGAAGAAACTCCAAGAGCTTCCGCAATCTCTGAAGTGCTGTAGCCAGATGCGCTAAGTGCAGCGATACGATTCTGTTTAGCTGTGCTCAGAGCAGTGCTTGCACGAGGAGTTGCTCTCTGACGAATAGTATCAGTGTTCGTGTTATTCAGAATTTGCGTAAGCTTATTCTCAGAAATTGCTCCGGCCTGGATGGCTTCCCATTCTTTATCCGTAATTTCGATGTTAGATCTCTTAGCCCCTACAGAACTTCTTGCCTGTGCCAGAGCCTGCTGACTTGCCTTCTTAACTTCAGCTTTTGTCATATCTGGATTGTCTTTTCTCTTAGCTGCAACAGTAGCATTTGCCATTGTCTGAGCCTGTCTCTCTCTAGGAGCATTCGCCAAAGCCAAATCCAACTTAGCATTTAAAGACTTTACTTCTTCAGAATAAGTTGCCTTAGCAGATGCAGAATAAGCAATTTTACCGGTACTCATCATCTCCCTACGAGCCTGATTAGCTAAAGACTTCATAGAATTTGCATAATCGGCATAAGCTTCTTCCTGGGGGGTACCTGAAGAAAGTGTACGGGCGTCTTTTGTTTCAGCCATCTTCGTACTCTTCTGAGTTCTGAACTGAAGTTTTCCATTCTTGTCGACATACTCTTCTTTAACAGATTTGTACGATAGAGATCCGTCCTCATTGATTGTCGGGGAACCCTTTCTCTTAAGAACCTGAGTTTCAGATTTTGCCTGTGAGATAAGAGTGGATGCTCCTTCATGGTAATTTCCTTCGGGATCGACACGACCTTGATACTTCTTTTTAAGAGAAGCGATACCATTATCGATTTCACTCTGCTTATAATCCAGTTTGTGTTTCTCAGCATCAATTACAACCATACTGTGACGAACTGCTCTCGCTAATTCATCCTGCGTAGCTCCCTTCAGAGTCATGTCAGTAATCAGATTCGATACTTTACCCATTTCTGTCTGGGTGTTTCTCATAATCTTATACTCTTTGCCATTGCGGTAATAATGATCTACACCATCGGCATCTTTCTTAACAGTTCCACCATAAGCATCCTTGGTATCGAAGCCTTCCAAACCTTTCAATGGGGAAGTAGAAGTAATCTTTACCTTACTCTTTGTAGAGTTGCAAGGAATTACCATTACAGTATCACCGTCAAAGTCAGCTCCTGATAAACGATCTGCATTCTTTTTATTGATGCCGATTGCATCTGCCGGTGTGTTTCCAAGAACACTCTTTCCTTCAGCCAGCTTATTGTTGACTTTCAGAATAGGAATCTCAAAAGTTCCACCGTGCGGGTATCGAATCAAAGCAACTGTTTCTCCATCTTTGTAGTTCGGAGCATACACCTCGTTGTCTTTAATTGTTGTTAATGGGAGAATTACCTGATACTTCTGACGAGGTAACGCTGCTGCCTGTAAATGTACGGATGCGGCATCGCAATCATCAGCAAATGATTTCAGCAAAGCTTTTTTCACAGTTGGATTAGTCAGAGAACAGATTTCGTCATATTCAGCCTGCTTATCGGCTTTTGCTAAACCTAACTGTTTTTTGATAAGTGTCAAACTTTGCTTAGAAAGGAACTGTGACGGAAGGGTCTTACTCCATTCACCCCAATCGCCTTCTTCTGCTCTCTTATTGATCAGAGAAAGAGACTGTTTCTTTCCAGTTACAGGATCTGTATACTTACCCTTTGGATCGTCATAATAGCTCTGACCGCCATGCTCCTTAATCAAGGAACCAAACGGATTATCCAGGTCATCCTTAATTTTCTTAAGAACATCTTTGGTTGGTGTACCAGACTTTTTGTTAGTGTTGAAAATCACATCAATGCCATCCGGCATATTATCGGAATAGACAGCCATACCTTTAAGGTAGTGAGTTCCGTCTACCATAATACGGACCTGTGCATAGTGAGAATCACCTAAAGACAGGTCTTTCACGCCTCTACGAAGTTCGATTACACCATCCTTATCGACACCGCCCTGATCTGCATATCGGATCTGCAAACGCTTTGAATCCATACTGGCCGGATACTCAAACGATTTTCTGAAAGACTCACCATTGTCGTAGGAGATGTAATCTCTTACAGAATGAACATTCTCAAAGTCATAAATATCTTTATGCTCGGTGCCTGGTGGACAAATGACCTTGATATTGGTCTGCTTTCCAGGATTGGTAACTTGCGGAACTCCGCCACCATAAATCGGATATCCTTCCAATTCCAGCATGTAAAGAGCCTGGTTAAGTTTTTCTTTTGATACACCAAGTTCTCTTTCAACGCCGGTTCCAACATCGATCATTCCTTTTTCTTCAATGAGCTTCCGCAGAACATCTGCAGTGGCCTTAGCCTGGTTCATTCTGTTTTCAGAAGATTCGTTCAATAAAGAGCGGACAGATGAGTCATTAGCGAATCCCATCTTATCGGCAATTTCATTTAAACTGTAACCCTTCTCGCGAAGACCTTTTGCGGTTGCCACCTGAAGAGCACGACGCTCATCTTTAGCGAGGCTCATCTGAGTACGGAGCTGTGTGGTAGTCAGCCCCATATTCTTAGCAATGTCGGTTTCGCTCATTCCAGATTTTTTCAATTCCTGAACACGACTAAGGAAATCACCACTATGCTGATACGGATTTTCTCCAGAACCATAAGGGTAACGTCCAGAACGCCGTGGCATACCATAATGCATTAAAATATCTTCCACAATGGAATTCATAGCTTACCCCTCCTGTTCTCTGATTCTTTTAATCACCTTATCAAAAGTAATGATTCTGTCCATGATTGGAACGATGTCCTCAGCCGTTGGATTATGGTACAGAATTTCATTGTTCTGATAAATTCGCAATTCCATTTCAATATCCGCAGGCTTCACTTTATATTCCAAACAAAAAAGAGCCGCATATATTTCAAGCTGCTCCATGTGTGCCGGAATCTTTCCGGTCTTCAAATCGTGAATTCTTAAGAAATTATTCCGAAACAAAATCGCATCCGCTGTACCAAAACAATTATCGGAATAGTAAAGAATCTGTTCCGGTGTCATTTTAAATCCAATGGCATCATTCACATACATATTCAATGTCTGCTTTGACTTTGGCAATTTCTGATTGAGCATAATGCACTGTGCCGCAAATGCATGTAATACGGTTCCCTTTTGTGTGGCAAGGAAATTTCGATATGCTTCTGCAACTTTATCCTCACCATAATTTATCCAGTGATATTTACTGGCACCAAGAAAGGCGTGTTGTCCTTCAAGGTTCGAATGATTGTTGAAGTTCATCCAGTACCTCCTCTTTATTCTCTGGACATAT